AGTAGCACTTTGACGGTGCGCGCGGGCAGCGTGCCCCGGTAGTCGACGGCGGGATCGTAGAGCGTGGGGTCGGCTAGGAATTGATCGATCCGCAGCGTGGCTTGCAGCTTCTCTTGCTGGCGGGTGCCGACTTCTTCGGTCTGAAATGGATCTTCGATGGCAGAGAATACGCCGATCTTTGCACCGACTGCGCCGGGGAAGGTGATCGTCTCGCCGTCCATCGCTTCGCGCTGCTTGGCGGCGACGGTCATCTGATTGAGGATGGTGGTTTTAATCGACATGCGTCTCTGTGGGAAGGTGTGAAAGTAGAAAGGTGGGAAGGTATTTAAAACAAGTGAGCCCCGCACGCGGGAGGTGCGTTCGGGGCTCGGTTTGGGGTTTGGCTGTTTAGCAGGGAGGCTAAAGGGTGTTACTCGCCGTCGAGGATGTCTTTGGGCGGTTCGGCTTCGGGTGCCGGTTCGGATTCGGGGGCCGGCTCCGGCGCGGGTGGGTCTGCCTTTTTGGGGGCGGCCTTCTTGGCTGGTTTGGGCTTGAGGATCTTGGAGGGCGCGGGGCTCAGAAACACATCCACCTCGGAGGCTTTGGATGCGGGCACTTTGATGGCGGCTGCCATCGCGTCGACCTCGGAGGGGCCGCAGTAAACGACGGCCACGTTGCGGCCTTTGCGCGCCACGACTAAATGATAAGGATTTGCCATAATAAGAAAAAGTTAAAGGTTAAGGGAAAGCACCGGCGGGATGGTGGCCGCCGGTGCTGAAACTTATGCGGTCAGTTTACGCTGTGCCGTCTTCGATGATGCCACCGGCAGATGCGTCGCCTACTGCGAACCCGGCGACGATGTCGAGGGAGTTCCATGTGGCGCGGGATGCTGTGGAGACCCACTGTGCGATCTGTGCTGTCATGCCGTTTGGCAATTCAATCGTCGCCATGTCGATCACTTCGCGCACGGCGTCGTCGTTACCAGGCAGGCGAGTCGCACATGCGAGCGCTGTGGTGTCGGCGATGATGCCGTTAACGTTGGTGCCAGCGTTCGACCAGTCAGTCGCATAGCTCATGGAGTCGAGGCCATAAGCTCCGTCCATTACGCCGAGGCTGTTTTTGTCGGATGTGGCTGCAAACTGCGCCCAGAACACGGCGTCCGTGATCAGGTTGCGCTGGTTGTATTTACCAGAAGCAGCGATCAGCGTCTTGATGTCCGCTGCTGTGACTGTGGTCGGGTCCTTATCGAGCACGACTGTGCCGAAGTTGGCCACTGTGAACAGTGCCGAGCCGACGGCGTCGAGCTTGTTGAGCAAACCGTGCGCGTTAGCGACGAGCAGCTTCTCAAGCTTGCGACCGCTGTTGCGCTCTGCTGCTGTGATGTGGAAGGATGAACTGTATTCGTTCATTGCAACCGCGATCGCTGTTACAGATCCGTCGCCGGATTCGTAATTAGTCGGGTTGGTTTGAACGGTCGAACCAGAGCCGACAAGATCCACCTGGATGGTCGAGCGTGCGCCGGTGCCGTTTGGAGAAACTGCGACGGCTTCATCAGAGAAGTCAGTGCAGAATTTGTCGAAAGGAAGGTGCTTGTTTTGAAGCGCAAGCAGTTCCGACGACATGATGATATCCGCAAGCGTTGCGGCGGGATATGTATTAGCCATGTTTTTTTATGTGGTTTGGGTGTGTGGAATGCCGCGAGCGGCGGGGAGAGAAATGCTATGCAGTGAGGGCGGCCATGATGGCGGCTTTATTGGCTGCGAAATACTCGGTGCGGTCTGTGCCGGCGAGTGTGTTGTAGTGCGCGACGATCTCGCTGGATGTCTGCGGTGTGGTGTCGGTCTCGGAGGTTTCCGGCGTTTCGTCGGTGGTGGCTCCGGCTGCGGCTGCGATGCCGATCGACTTGTTGACGATCATCTTTTCGAGCTGCTCGGTGAGCGAGGCGGTGATGCCCTCGGCTGTGAGCGGAGCGTCGGCGCTGGCTTCGGGTAGTGTGAGGCCGGCGGCGGTGATCGCGTCGGTGAGCTGATCGTGATCGGCTACGGCGGAGGCGTGGCTGCCAACAAATGCGGCGAGCACGTCTTCGTGGCTCGCTTCGTCTTCGCCAGTGATGCCAGCGGATGCGAGCAGTGTGTCGCAGGCTGAGTCGCCGATCGCTTGGAGGTCGGGCTGCTCGGTGGCGAGTGCTGCGGTGAGCGCTTCGGCGTCGGCGCACTCTTCGAGATTTACGTCAGCGCCGGCCATTGCTTGCGTGACAGATTCGAGACCCGTCAAAAAGGCGAGGCGTTCGTTGGAGATGAATTTTGGCATAATGGGATGTGGGTGGGAAGGTGGAAGGTTTGAAAGTGAGAGGGTGTCAACTTTACGGAGACTTGAGGGCGGAGACTTGAGACTTGAACTCTCAGGTTTCAGCCCTCCCCCCTCATCAGGTCTCTTAGTAACTCGCCGATGCTGTCGACGTGGGCATCGACTAGGCCGGCGGTGATTTGGGCAGAGAATTTGAATGTTTGCCCCTGCATGGTGCTCTCTTCGAGTGAGCGGTTGGCGGTGCAGGCGGTTTTAAACATGGTCCAAATCTCATCGACGCCGTCTTGCAGCATGGTGCGCTCGTCGTCGCTGAGGTGTTGGAGCGGGTGCCCCATCGCTTTCCAGTCACCGGCTTTGATCAGTTCGAGCTTGATGCCCTGGGCGGCGGCGGCGTCGGCCTGGTCGATCCAGCTGAGATACACGCCGATGCTGCCGACATCGCTGGAGGGCGCGGCAAAGATATTCTCACACTGCGAGGCGAGCCAGTAAGCCGCCGAGCAGCACATGCCGTCGGTGTAGGCGTAGAGCTTCTTGATCTGGTTGGCAGCGGCGAGGCGGCGCGCGGCTTCGGGCACGCCGGTGACGACGCCGCCGGGTGAGTTGAACCAGAGCACGGCTTGCTCGACGGATTCGTCGGCGACGGCGGCATCGACCACCCCGCAGAGCGCATCGACATCGAGGCCACCGCAAAGGATCTCCATCGAGGAAAGGTGTTTACCGACCACGCCGAACACGGGGATCAGCGCGGTGGTGCCGTGCATGAGGTAAGGGGCAGCGGGTTCGGAGCCGGGGCCGTCGCCAAACATGGCAGCCGCCTGGGCGCTCATCGGTGGGAGTGCGCTGGCGGATTCGGCGGGGCTAAAGTCGGAGCCGAGGCCGCCGGTCATGGCGGCGTTAAGCAGCGCACCGACGGCGTCGACTGTCTCGGGAGTGGATGCCCAAACGGTGCGGCGCAGGCGTGCGTGGATGTGGGGATAGTTTGGCATTTGTAGAAGAGACTTGAGGGGGGAGACTTGAGGGCTGAGGTTATTCAGAGGGATCGAGGCCGGCGGCGTTGGTGCGCTCGGTCTCTTTAAGGATTTGCGCTTCGACTCTGCGCCAGCTCTTGCCACGGCGTCCGTGGAATTCTTTGCGGCTGAGCAGGCCGGCTTCGACTTGCGCCATCTCCAGCTTGCCGTCGCGGCCTTTGTCGATCGTGGCTTCGGGTGCGCCGGGGATGTAGTCGGCCTTATACCAGAGCGGGTGCGGGTCGAGTTCGCCGCGCTCGATGGCGTTGGCGATTGCGTAGTTGCGCAGGCGGTGAGTGCTGCGGATCTCGCAGGTTTGGCGCAGCTGCGCGGTGCGTGAAATAGAATCGAGGATCTGGCGGATCGCGGTGCCGGGTATGCCTGTCGGGTTCCACGAAAACTCATAACGCCAGCCAGTGCTGGCGGTGACTTCGCGGCCTAGCAATTCGAGGAAGCCGGCAAACGCGGTGCCAGGGCGATCGCTCGCAAAGCTCTTCATATCTTCGCCTGTCTGCAGGCGGATGATCTCGCCGCCGACGACTTTCTCGTAAGGCACGCTCGACATATCGCGGTTATCGCCTGCGGCTACGGCATCGAGTTGCGCTTCGACATCGCTGCCGTCGTCTTCGTCTTCGTAGCCGTTGTAATCCTTCGTCAGCACACGCGAGACGCGTGAGTGATCTTTGATGGCGAGCTTTTCAAAGCCGAGGATCTCGGCGGAGTCTTGGCAGTGCTCGATCGCGGCGTGCAGGGC